ATTAATGCTGCTCTGCGAATACCACCTGATAATACTGCATCGGCAATATGGCAAATGATATCATGTGCTTCAATTGATTTTAATTTGTCGCCATTTTGCTTGCGATCAAATATCTTTTGAATTTGAAACAAACATTCTTTAAGTGGCTCAGGACCAGGTGCTTTACCACCTGCTGTGATTAAACGAGCACCTTTTGGACGAATATCTCTAAAATCAAATAACGGTAAAGGAGATCCAGTAAAATATGCTTTAACTAGGATTTTAACGGCGTCAGCCCATCCTTCAATACTATCGCCAACTAAATATCTCTTGTGTTTAGTCGGGATTTTAATTTCAGGTAAGTTTTCAATGTGATGTTGTTGTACACTAAATCCTACTCCACAACCTGATAATAATAAAAACATTGTTTCACTAAATGAGCGGAAATCATCAACAGGTAAATAAGCACAGTTATATATACGTGCATTATTAATTTCAATTGGCTTTCCTGCGAACTGCATTGAACGCATTGATGGCAATACCTTTTTATCATAAACTAATTCATATGCCTTTTCAATTTCCTCTTTTAATTTTGGAAATTTGGATATATGCATATTTTTATTTCTCGTAACTATTTCTTCCCATGTTTCTCTTCTTTGTAATTCAGGGATGTACTTTGCATACTTGTTGTAAACTGTAATGTCAGAGAGAATGCTCACCGAAGGATGAACATCATGTTTTCCTTTACTCATAATCTAATTAAATTTATAATATGTTTTTCGAATGTGCCAATAAATACAATATATACAACGCTAATCGGAACTTAGGATAAAATTCTTTAAAAAGTTTTTTTCATCTCTATCCATTGCATTATAATCAACAGGTTTTTTAGGGTTTCCGTTATTAGTATCTTCTATTTCAAGAAAATCTTCGTATATCTCTATATGCCCTGTTGATGTATCTATTTTAGAAGCAAACGTCATACCATCAGCACCTAATCTGTTCTTCATAATGTGCCAACGGCCCGTACCTTCTAATTTATCTTTTCTATTACGTGCTAATGATACCACTATATCCCCAATCATTAATTTGGAATATGATCCTGCTATATTATCTCCTTCAATAATATCGCTTTTAGCACCGGTTCTATTTGCTTGTGATGGAGTTACGATAGGCAATCCTAATTCACGAGCAAGTCCTCGAATACTTGTATATATGTCTTCTGTTCCTTCAAGTCTATCTCTAGCTGAATTTTTTAGAAGATCAATGTAATCAATAATGATTATATCAGGCATAAATTCATATTGAGTTTTAAGTTGCTCAATATGTTGCTCAATATTATCTAATGTTGTTTTACCTGATGGAAATTCTTTTACTTTAATTTTACCAGGTAATTCATTTACAATACTTTCTACTTCAGCTCTGTGTTTTGTGATTTGGTCTACAGGGATGTTAAGTAAATTTGCATCTATACGTCTTGCAACATATGTTTCACTTAATTCCAAAGTGTAATATAATACATTGTACCCTAATTTAGCAGCATGAGCAGCCATTGCTATAACAGCCCATGATTTACCTCCACCAGGATTACCAAACACTATACCTAATTCACCTTTACCAATACCTCCTTGTGTAAGATTATTAAATACATCCCAAGGAAACGGAATAGGTCCTCTATTGTCTTCGCGATAACGTGTTTCTACATCTTTTTCGTATTCGTGTCCAATTGATCTTACTTCACCTACTTTAAGTGCATTTAAGATAATCTGGCGAATAGAATCAAAGTCATTTGTAACAAGCAAATCTGCTGATGTTACAATTGCTTTTTTCATTTGTTGGTTTTTACAAAACCCTAAAAATTCATCCTTAATGTATTGGATATCTGTTTGTTCAGATTCACGATATGCCTGTACTAATTGTTCTTTAATTGCAATCTTTAGTACTTCGTTGTCTATTTTTTGGACTTCAACTTTAATAGCATCCATTGATGGAACAGTGTGATACTTATTAAAATATTTAAGTATCTCCTTAATAATCCATTGGTGAGACGTGTTTTCAAAAAATTCATCACTTAATGATTCAGAAATTGTAATTAAAAAATCTCGGTCTGTAAGTAAAGCACCCATTACTTTTGTTTGGAATGTAGGGCCGTACTGAGACAATTTGCTCAATGTAGTCATGCGTAACTTTTATTTGTATGAAGATACTATTTTAATATAAGGGATCCAAAAGTTTCTGAAAGCCATGAATGTGTATTGCCAATAGAATTTCTCAACCCATCTGCTTCATACAACATCATAAAAGCACCTATATTTAAATTAGTAAGATCTTCGTTTAATGATTCAATTATACTTTGCTTGTCAGGTGCTGATATATTTGGTTGTCTTAAATTCATCAATTGATAATTAATATTTAACTGATGTTTAAATTCAAGTACATTACCATATACATTATTGCTACCTAAGTTGTCTTCACATATAGAATATAATTCTTCTATATCGTGTTCTTGTTCGTCTCCTAAAGGAAAGAATTTTACTGCTTTTTTAGGTCCTACTCCTCGTACTCCTGGAAGATTATCTGATTGGTCTCCCATTAGTACTTTGTAAAGTAAATAATTGTTAGGATGTACTTCAAATTCTTCAAGTACATCTTTTACTTTATATGTTTTACGTTTAGTAGGAGAATATACCGATGTTTTGTCACTAATTAATTGATAAAAGTCTTTATCTGCAGACATAATAGTAACTTCTTTACACTCATTATCCTTTTCAAAATGTTGAGCAATAAGACCTATACTATCGTCAGCCTCAATTTTATCAATTGATATTAAAGTAACAGGAAGCTGTTTTAAATATTGGATAAGGCGTGTCATTTGCCCTACCATAGCTTCACTTTCGCTATCTTTATTTTCAAATATATCCCAGTTAGTAATACGAGTAATACTTCTGTTTGCTTTATATTGTGGATATAGATTTTTCTTATTGTTTGTGCTACCTAATCCATCAAATACAAGTATTACTCTAGTAGGACGAAATGTCTTTACAGCATACCCAACGCTTCTTAGGTACCCCACAAGACCACCAATGTGGTGGCCTGCGGGGTTCATAAGATTAACAGTAGAGAAACTACGAATGAAAGCATTCATCGAGTCTACTATAAGCACTCTACTGTTGCGGGTCGGCTTTTCTCCTAAGGAGCTGATTATTTGGTTTAAAAATTTCTTATCAAACATTATTCTGGTTCTTGTTCGAACCCAATGTCATCGATAAGATCATCTCTTTCTATAACAATATCAAAGTCTTTTGCACCAAGTTTTTCAAGCCATTCTGCTGAATGTTCTTTTTTGTATTCATCAATTGCTTTTTTATCATCATCAATAAAACCGTGAGTGGTCATAATGATGGTTCCTTTTGATGAAATACCGTTTACGTGGTTTTTTTCAACTTGTATTTTAGTACGTTTAGCAAATTCAACGTCTTTACCGTTTTTGGTTGCTTTAATTTTGTTTGTACCAGCATTTGATACATTACCAAATGTAATGATAAATGTTGCATCATACCACATTGCCATTCCACCTTTATTCATCATTTTAGGTTGTGACATTGGTGTTTCTGCTTTAGCCGTCCAAACTTTATTAACACATACTAAAGTATTAGTATAGGGATATGATTCCTTACGTGACAGTAGGATCTTTTGGTTTACACCGTTAGAAAATTGAGTTGACATTGCACCAGCAATCCACTCATTATTGTTTTTTCCTGAATTTAAAGACATATTACATGTAATACTTCCAATTGAATCCCAGAAGAATGCTAAATCATGAGGTAAATTGCCTTTCTTTTGTTCGTCTAATAAATCAGAAATAAATGATGCTACGTCTTCAACTGAATTAAGATTACTTCTATCTGCAAATATAAAGAATCCACTAAAATCAGCTACTTCTCCATCTTCATTTGCTACTTCATTAAATTGCAATCCCATTTCACGAGCATGTTCCCAATTCCATTTCATCTCTGTGATTAGGAATACAGGCAATACACCCATTTTTTGAGCAGCAACAGCTGCTTCGAGCATTGCTGTTGTTTTACCTGTATCCGAGTGACCACGTAACAGTGTTATGTGGCCCATCGGAATACCAGGTACAGAAGTAACGTCTTGGAAGGCTTTAGATAGTGGAATCCATCTTTGTTCTTTAAACTTGACAGCAGTAGTTAAATACTTTGCTTGTTTAAAAGCATCTAAATCAAACGATTTGCCTGATGATGTTTTAATAGCAGAGGATGCTGCTTCATTTAAACTTTTAGTTCTAGCCATTTTTAGTCGTTAAATAAGTCATTGAATTTGTCTGCTTTAGATTGCTTGGTTTGCAAGTTAAAATTTGCATCTTGCTTTTTTTCCCAAGGCAAATCACTTTCTTCCTCTTCTTCTTTAGTAGCAATTGGCTCTTCAGTTTCTTCCTCAGGATTAGCCCATTTTTGGAAGATTTCATTCAAGCTTTCATAAGTGTGATGCTTATTAATTGCAAGAATGTCTGGTTGTTCTTCAAGCCAAGTGTTTACTGCATCTGCATCATCAGTAAGAGGAGTTGTCTTTACGCGTGGGGTAATGTTACATTTAATACCTTTGCGTCCAGCAACTTCAGCGTCGACTGCTTCAACAACGAAATCACGACCATCTTGAATGTCTGTATAATCGCCATAATCTTCATTCATAGCGATATTCATAAGTTGAGTGTAAATTTCCTTACCAAATTCCCACAAACGAACACCCATTTGTTCTTCACCGCGCACGATAACAGGAGCAAATACTCGCATTTTAGGAGTAATTTTCTTAGCCATCTGCCAATGATCAGGGTTGTCTGATTTGCGAAGCTTTTGAGCTGCTTCAACAATTGGATCAGCTTCACCCCAGTTACTCAATGCAAGGATAGGTCCTTTTGTGTAACCATAGTGAAAATAGATTTCACGGAATGGAGTTGATTTGTTAAATTTAGAAGGAACAATACGAATCTGGTATTTACCAGCTGTTGGTTTCCAGAAAATCTTTTTGTAATCAATTTTCTCTCTCTTTTCTCCTTTGTTCTGGAAGGAGTCCAGTTTGTTTTTAATTAATGATAAATCCATAACAGTTTTTATTTTGTGACAATAAATATAAGAAAATGAAAGTGGGAATCCAAACTAGATTTCTACAATCTTATGGATCTTAGTATGTACACGTCTCAAACCACCGTCTTGAGTAAGTAGAATTGTATTGCGAAAATCGGTCCAAACAATTCTGTAGTTTGTATCTAAAATACCCCCGTTTAGTTCCTTAATAAGAGCATTAAGGGCGTTAATTGTGTATAAAGTATTACTTTCCTTTTTACGATGTAATAGTATTGTACTAGGTAGTGCACTTTGTGCATTGTTATTTACAACATCAATATTGTAAGTCAAAATCAACTCCTCAGTATCAGGTGATTCTAACACAAATATTTTATTGTATAAGATAGAGTAGCGAGTAGTTAAGGTATTTAACGTTTCGTCTAGTCTGTTGTGTTCAATAAAGGTACAAAATAATTTATTTCCAGCCATCTCGTCAATAACAATGTTTTCAAAATTGTAGCTGGTTATAAATATGGATTGTTCTGTTGTAACCATAATGTTTAATTTAATTCGTTATAATTGTTTCCGGTTTTTATACGTACAGGGTATTGTAATTTTGCGATTATATCGTTGATTTTATCGCGTTCTTCGCGCGAAACATCAATAAGTACGGAGTCATACGTGTAAAGTATTATGCGTGATTTTAGTGGTCTAAAGTCATTAAATAATGAATATAGTTGCGCTACGTTTTGTGATGTTTCGTAGTTTTGAATATAATAATTAAGTATTTTTTGTGGACTAGGATTGTCAATATCCTTTAATCTAAAGCGTTTTCCAGATGGAGTATCAATAAACCCTCCATATTGAATTGTATCCCATAAATCGTCTGTAAATGCTTGTATACTTTTAAAAAAGGGCTTGTTTTGCAATTCAGGTCTAATACCTCCGTATAAGTTTTGGAATGTTATTTCTTTAACTTTAGATATATCTTTATTATTTAATATTTTTGCTATTTGCTCGTACACATTTGTTTCCTTATCAAAGTTATAATTTACAAGTGTGCCGAGGAGACGTGGATGATATCCGTTAAAGTCGATTTCAATAAATAAATCGTTGCGGGGTACGAAACAGGAGCGTTCGCCGTTTTCCTTATTTAAGGCAGCAAAATTTATACTGTTAAAGGCGTTAGAAGGGCGGCTAGTAAGAGTAAGTAAATTATAAGAAGTATAAATATATCCTTGTCTAACTGAAAAATGTGGCGTAGGATGTTCTTCATGATATTTAATAAAGCATGTTTTGTCTAATTTAATGCCTTCCTTTTCTATTTTAAAAAACACCTCAATCGCCTTGTTCATGGCTTCGGTATTTTTATGTAGGTAAGGCTTTACTACACTATAAATATTTTCACAATATTCATAATGTTTGGAAATTGGAATAAGTTCATTAATATTCTTTAACGAACCATGCTCACGGTAGAAATTAGAAACGATATTTGGTTCACATCCACCAAAATCAAATCTACCACTTTCCTGTAGCGCATAATGAAACGAAGCATCATTAATTTTACCACTAAGGAAATATTTTGTGTATTTTGCATCTGCAGCATATAACTCCTTTTCTGATAAATATTTTTTGATTGTTTGCCATTTTAAACTAAGTGATTCTGTATGTTTAATACAAAATATATATCCTTTACTTTCAAATGGTTTTACATATATAAGCGAAACATCGGCAATAGCCGGATGATAATTGCTGTTGTTTGTAATTATGTGAACAAAACATTTATCAAAGGGGGGTATGTGTTGTAACTGTTCTTCTTTTTCGACTATATAAAACATAACCTTTATCTTTGTACATTAAATGTACGTATAAAAAATTATGTTACCAAAAATTCTCTTAATCCAGGCATTTGTTTATTAACGTCTTCTAATGTTTGTGTTTGTGAATTGTATGATATTACTTGAAAACTAGGATCATTTCTTTGAGATAATGTATTAAATGTTTTTTGATTTACTTCTTTAATTTTAATATCCTTTACAGTTAAATCTTTATAAAAATAACGAGTAATATTTGATTGATCACTTAATAAAGAGTTTGCTTGTGTTACTAACGAACCAGCAGCAGCTACTGCACCAGCAGCTGCTTGTATAATACTATATTTTTCTAATGGTCTAGATGTTTTTTCATCATATGTTTTACCACTAAAATATTTACTACCATTTACTATACAATAAAATCCTATATAAGGAATTTTTGATCTTACAAAACGTAAAGCAAGATTTTTTCCAATACCAGTACCATTAGTATATTGGTTTTCTACAATTCTATTTTTTGGTATTTGTATCATTAAAATATTATTTTAATATCTTTTACTCCAGTAAATCCTCCACCATCTCTTCCACCAGATGTTCCTGTAGGGGTATATTTTAATGTTATTCCTAAAGTTGCAAGTTTTGCTCGTATAGTATCTGTTGTTTCTATATCTCCTGATCCAAGTTCACTATCAAGAATATTTTGTAAACCATTTGTTGAGCCTAATAGTCTATTTACTTCAGCAAATGTTATTCTATCTGGGATTAAATTAATAGCATCAATGAGTTCTTGTTCGTTTGTTCCTCCTCCTTCAGTAGCACCTTTAATTAAATCAGCAATATATTGAGGATTAGTATTTGAAGATGATGTTTCTGTTCCTGCTTCTGAGGCGCCTATAGCTCCTCCAGATACAGGGCCCCAATATTCCCAGTGCCAAGCTTCATCCATTTTAACTCCATCTTTTAATCTTGGTGGATTTATCCAACCAAATCTAGCAGCATTTGCATTAAGCCATTTATATAAATTATTATTATTTCTTACATTAGCATTTATAAGTGGGTTGCTACTACCGCCAGCTGCTGTAAATAGTTGTTGGATATCAACTGCGGCTCCCCAGCCATGAATAGAACTTCCAGCTGGAGCTGCTACATTTGGGTTTTCAGTAGCCGTTGCTCGTTGGCGTTGAAGATTTCTATAAGCTGCTCCTGGTAGGTATGAGATATGAAATTTACCTACTGTGTATCCTGCTTTTCTTGCTTCTGCTACTAGGGCTTCCCATTGAGTAGCAGCTGATGGGAATAATTGATGTATGTTATTAGACTGAGGATCATCTGGTATTTTTAGATTGCGTAATAGTACTTCTCCGCTTGTGCTAGTATTTGGTATTTGGCCATTTTTATATCCTAATCCTTGTAAGTATTTAACTACAGGAATATTACTCCTTTTAGGAACTTTACCATCTAAAAGAGGAGCCGTAATTATTGGTTTCCCATCAGCCCCTTTTAATACAACATTACTAGGAGCATTAGCATATTCTTGACCATTCCATTTTTTCCATACTGGGTTTGTTTCTGATGTTTCTAGAATTATAGGATAAGCATATATGTTAGTAATCCAGTCATTATTACTAATACTATGACCTAATTTACCAACTAAATATCCTAATTTCCTTCCAACAACAGACTGATATCCTTTAGGGACAATATCTTGATTTATTGTAAATATATTTCCTATTACAATACCCCCTATACCATCCATTTCAACAGATAATTCTGTTGGTATAATTGCTTTAAAAGCATTTTGTGGATCAAATCTATTAAGATTTGCTAAAAAGTCTCTATAGGCAAAATCTAATCCACCGTATGATAAATTAGCATTATTTGTTCCTTCACCATTTAAAGCACTAAAGTAAGCATATATTTTAGTTAAAAAAGGAAGTATAAATGAACCTGGGCTTTCTGTGTCTTCTAAACTAATAGCTGCTGAGAAATCTTTTTTAGGTATTAATCTATCTTGAACACCTGCATTCCATGCTACTAATGTAGCATTATCATATCCCATTTTTCCAACAGCTGTTGGATCTTGAGCACTAATAGCTATAATAGACCCCATTTCTGGGAATATCTTGGAGCTGAATTTGTAATTTCTTACTGTGGAACTTAAATTATGAATTTGTAATGGAAAAGCATCTAATTTAGGATCTCCTGTAAAATTAATATCTATAATTCGACCTACAGCATTTCTTTCATCTACTTGAATATCAAAACTATTAATATTTCCTATACTATTTTGTATTTGTCTTAAAATATTTTGAATATATTCTCTGATAGCAATAGTATTTTTACCTTGAGGGTCATTTGAGGCTACGTTTTTTGAAATAGCTTGATCAATCAAAAAATCCATGTTAACATATATGTTACTAATATAGCCTAATGATTTTCCAGATTCTGTTGCATTTTCTACTAAAAATGGTAATATATCACTTGTCAAACCAGGAACGTCAGTAGCAACTTTTGCAACATCAGCTGCTGCTTCTGCTGTTTGTCTATTAATTAATGCTTGTACATCTGATGAAAAAGGAGCTTTTGTAAAACTATTTTTTATTTTGTTTCTTAATGCATTATTATCCCATTTTATTTTAGAGTCATATATATCTTCATTCCAAGCATCTCCTAAAAGATCTTGAAGAGTAAAGTCTATTTGTTCTTCTAAAGAAGCAAGAAATGCTGTGTCGGTATCTTCTTCTACAACTCTTGTATTAAAATAATCAAAAAACCTAATAAATCTTGTTGGTTCTTCTGCTGTTGATACAAATGAATTTGCATCTAATAATGTAAATTTAGGAACTAATTTACCTCCAACTTCTTCTAAACTAACTTTTGTAATAGCTTTTTGTAAGTCATCAATGATTTTATCTATTTCTTCATTTAAATCTCCATTAAAACGATATACTCCACTTGTTTCGGATATATTACTTAAAAATCTTGCTTCTCCTACGCGAGTTAAGTCAAAGCTAAAAGCAACATTCCCAGTAGTAATACTACTTCTTATATCATCAGGAACAACTGTGCTTACTGATGTGTCGGTATCTACTTCATCTTGTCTAGTTTCATTTTCAGTTACAGTGGCATTTAATCCAAGCCAGTTATTATTTCTAATAAGACAAATACCATAATTAGTTGATAATGATAAAGGACTAGCAATACATCTTAATGATTTAGGTATAACTGATTTATTTGAGAGTGTTTCAGTTAATGGAACTCCATTTGATCCTAATTCGTATGTAGTTACTCTGGATAAAGGATTATCATTTCCATCTTTTAATAAAACATAGTTATTAAGTAAATCACAAAAACTACCTAATGAAATATACCCTTCAGTACCCTTTTCGTTTGAAAAATATTTTGGTAATCCTCCTCTATCAAATTTTTCTAAATTACCTGATCGTTTGATCATGAATAGTTGATACTTATTCTTATATTTTGGATCTGTAACTTCTCTAGAATAACTTAAACTATTTCCAGAGTTTGCATTTTTATTCATATAGTGAAATAACTCTGCAAGTAGGCCAGGTATAATTCCTTTTTCATAGTCATTAGTAGGTGTAAATCCAGTACCATCAGGGTATTCCCCACGAGGAGCCAAAGTACCTCCACTATCTGTTGTAGCACCACCTAAAATACCTGTATTAGAAAAAGAAGTAGATTCCATCGGAATCCAATTACATTTTAGTGATTCTAATACCTCACCTAATGATATAATTGTAGTAGAACAATCATAACCACCATCATCACGAGCGTTCCAATTATAATTTTTTACATAACCAAGTAATGCATCATAATTACCATTACTATCTTCAATCAATTTATATATTTGAGCAAAAGCCTTGTTTAATGATATTTCTTTTTGATTTAAAATATCATATGATGGGATTGTTGGTTTAATATAGTTCCATCCAAATTCTAAAAGTACAGTATATCCTGGGCGCATATAAAGTAATTCTAGGTCTTCTAATTGTCTTATATCCCAAGCTATAAAATTTACAGTAGCTTCTTGTAATGAACCATAAGCGCCTTTAGAAGCAATAGAAACATTAGTAATACCGGGCATTGGACGAATACCTAATCTGTTTAGATTTCCTCCAGGAGATAATCTATCATAAGTAGATGTTGCATCTCCACCTAATCCTTTTCTTAATGAAGTATTATTTAATAAAGTACCACCTTGTAAAACATATTTTGTAGCTAGTTCGTTATTTAATTCATTTTTACTATTAACAGTATTAACACCAGAAGTCATCCTTACCCAAGCAGATCTTGTGTTTAATTCATGAAGAAAACCAGGAGTACGTGTACGCATTCCTGTTTGTCTTCTATCTATCTCGTTTCTTATAAACTTTGGAAAGGATTCTCTAAATATAGACATAACATTTATTGTTGGTTTTCTTGATTATATAATGTAATAACAGTAGTTAAATCTGTTGGTATTCTTAATTGAATACCTGGTTCAGGAAACATTGAACCAAATGTGATATTACTATTAGCAACAGATATAACCCACCATAATGATGGATCTTTATAGTATGTGTTTGCAAGTAAATCCAATCTATCACCTTGAACAGTAACAACGTAAACGTCACTTTCTTGTGGTGGTATAGGTGGATATTTTTTTGCTTTATAATATTTTATACCCTGTGTTGTTGATAATATGTCATTTGAATTATATATCATTATTATCTAGTTAATACTGGTATTTTTTCTCCAACTATTGGTTGTCCTGATGCATCTTTACCTTCTGTTAAGAATACATCTTGTAACCATTTGTTTTTATTATCTGGTCTATCAACTGTAAACGCTGGTAGGTTCTGCCAATCACCACTAAAGGTACCTGGGAATTTGCGAGGTAAGAAGCTGTGGATTGGAGCAAATGTCATTTGAACACTTAATACCTGAGGTAATTCATATAATTTTTCTCCTTCACCTCTTTCAGGATCTGTAATAGCAATTTCCCAAGGTGCTTTATTGTCAATTGAAAAAGTTAAATTTTTAATAATACCTGGTTGTCTATATATGTAATTGCCTATGGTCATTTTCATATATGGTGCTCTCATTATATTGTTACTATAATCAGGCATCACATTTGAATATAAATAATTTAATTTTTGCCACATTGGCTTTAATTCCCCTTCAGACATTGCTGCTACTTGGAAATTAAATGAAATAGTTCTTTCAAATCCATTATAGATGTAAAATGGTTCTCCTCTACCAACATAATTTACAGTATTCCATGATGGACTAGGATTATCCGTTATATCTGTTAGTAAAGCTCTAAATACCATCCATACACTATCACTTGGTTTATCATTATCTACAGCTTCTATTCTAAATTTAATAATGTCTCTTGGATTATATGGTTTGCCATTTACATAAACTACAGCAGCACCGGGAGGTGCATCTGAAACATATAGTGGAATTGCATTTATATCATCTCTTTTATTAGCGCCTGGTAAGCCAAGACGTTTTTCAATATTAAATTCATTTAAAGGCAATCCATCTTTATATTTACCTGTTCCTTCTTTATATGTTGATCTAGCATTTACATTATAAGTAAATGTAATAGGTGCTGTAACGTTACCTTGAGTATTTATAGTACCAACACCTGTGTTATTAGGACCGGCTTGAACTATATTTGCTTTTCCAATAGCAAAACTTCCTGTTTCTTGAGCAATTGCACTTCTTAAAGCATTATATGTTCTACCAGCAGAACTATAATTAACAACTGTTTGATCTACAAATGTAGGAGGAGTAGTAAGTGAACTTGTTACAACTCCAATATTTGTTTCTATTGATGCTTGATTATAGTTATAATACTGTTCAGAAGCTCCTAATGTTAAAAAGTAATCTACATTAGGAGTAGGACGAATATATAGATTTGCTAAATTTGTTGATGTAATTAAATTAGTTGAAACACTACCAAGATTTCCTGTTGCAGGATTAAAATTAGGTACTTGTGCCCTAACATATCTATTATACTGAGGGTTACTTAATGTATTATCAACTCTTAAAATTCTTGTTCTACCTATACCATCTACAGAACCAGGGCCACTAACATAATCAGCTATATAAGCATTTGGATTTGCTTGTAATTTAGCTTTTAATAATACTAATTTATTGTTTGCTCCTTCATTTTCAGGAGAGTTGTTTGCTCTAACTACATTATAATATAACTGGCTTTCATTTAAAACTGGAAATAAACCATGTCTTACAATGTGGCCACCAAATGCATTTAAAGGTACTTGAGCTAATGTATTAATACCTAAATTGTAAATACGAGTAGGACCAACAGCACCTAGTAATTGACCTACAGCATCTGTTCTTCTTTCAAGTTGAGGATTAGTTAATTGTAATCCTACTTGTTTTGCTATAAACAAAGGACCACGAGGCGGATCAACAAGAAATTTTCCTATACGAAGTGTATCTAAAGCAGAAGCTACGGTTGCACCTCTAAAACCACCTCTAATTAACCCATTGTCTGAAAGCCAAAGGTTAGTAGATGGTACTTGTTGCTCGTATGGTGGTGGTATTTTTTGAGTAATATACGGTTCACCACTATCACCTCCGCCTTGAGTATCACGTCCGTATTTTAAACTTCGTAAAGCAGTTAATCCGGCTTGTGTTATTATAGGCATTATCTAGGAAGGTTGTCTGTATATTTGCGTCCACTTGAATTTCTGTACAATGATGTATTTGATGGATCTCCTTCTTCTAAATTAGATGGTGGAGGAACAGGCGGTACAAAGCCAGCTCCTATTGATCTAATTCTAGGATTTCCATTAATAGAATACTCATCATGACGAGATCCTGGAGGGTTAGGTTCTACTTTAGATTGTCTGTTTGATGGTACAGGACCACCGCCCCAACCTAATCTACTAACACCACCTAATAATAAATTAATTAATCCCATGTTTTTTGTTATTTTATTGTTTAATATAAATATTGAATTATGCTAAATTAGTGTTGTACATTAGTTGAGCAGTACCCACTGTTTGCGCACCAATATTTACTTTTGCTTCTTTATTGTATAATCTATCTACACCTTTATTAGTATTTTTCATTTCATCACGTAAACTAGCAAGCATATTTACTACTTCTGTGTTATCTTGTGTTACAACTGTTTGTTTATTTGTATTAGCAATCATGTCTCCTAAACCAGGAGCAGCGGCTAATTCATCATTATCACTTAATGAAAATAATCCACCTTCTTTAGTTGATACTACTGTTTTACCACCTGATGAAAACATATCGCCCACTGGTTGTGCTGCTTCTTCTTTAGAGTCCATAAAAGCAGCCATCATTAAACCAATACCAGCAGCAATAGCAATAGCTCCTATACCAAATGTCATAGCTGATGCTGCTGAAATAGTGCCAGCAGCAAGTATACCAGCTTGTACAGCAGATGCTGCTAATCCAGCTACTAATTTTACAAATGAAATACCAGCCATTAATCCTAAAGTAGTATATAATACAAATGAATTTTCCATTAAACCAGCTATCATATCAGCTAATTGACCTAAAGGACCTCCTACTATTCTACCAATTATATCTTGCATTTTTTCCATTGCAAGATTAAATTTATCTTGTGCACTTAATGCTTCCAAGCGTTTAGCTACTTCTTCACCTCCCAATGCAGCAACTTCTTCTCTTGATTTACCCATATATTGTTGCTTCAATAATTGGTCGGATAATTGATCTGATGTTGTTCCTAATGATGCTGCTAATTTATCTTGAGCAATAACATTCATTTGAGAAAACTTATTAAAGTCAATATTTTGACTATTAAGTTCTTTCATTACTGTTGTTAAATCACCAGCCAAAGAAGCACTACGGGCTCTTTCTAAATTTAACTGTTGTCCAGTTAATAATTCAGCTTGTAATTCATTACTAATTGATGTTTCAAAATCAAGTAATGATGATGCTTGCTTACGTACTGTATCTAAATTAGTACCTAATAGCTTTGCTTGAGCAACAGCTTGAGCTAATGCAGGAACATCAGCTTTAAACATAGCTAGTGTTTGCCCTGATATTTTTCCTATTTCTTCAAGTACTTCTCTTTGATTTAACTGAATACCATACTGTGAAGATAATGCTTGTGATACTCCTAGAGCAGTAGTTTTAGAACTTTCTAGCGTGTTGCCAGTAGCAATAGATAATTTAGCCAAACCACCAGCTGCTTCTTCACTTAATCCAATTTGCTTAGTTAATTTAACAAATTGAACATTTAAATCCTCAGTAAATCTAGAACTAAATCCTAATTGTGCTCCTAAAGCAATAGTAGCTTCAATTAATCTATTTGTATTAATAGCTATATCACCTGAAGATTCAGCCATATTATTAAAGTCTTGCCTTAAATCATATGCTTCATCTCTACTTAATACTAAGTTCTTTTGTAATTTAGTAACTTGATCTGATATACCAAAAGCAAATTTCTTAATAGCATCAAAAGCTGCAACTAGTGGTGCTATTAAAGCTCCTGCTTCTCTAACACCACTCATAAATGTTGAAAAGTTTTTACTTTGTAACTTGCCTTGTAGTGTTTGTTCTTTTAATGCTTGTAATAATGCTTCAGTATTTTTAATTTGGTCTTCATAAAGCTTTTTTAAAGCAGCATTATTTGCAATAAGTTCTTTTACTTTTCCTAATTCTTTTGTTTTTTGTTCTATTTGTTTTTGAATAGAAACTTCTCCTCTTTCTAAAGCACGTACATATAGATCTTGATCTTTGATTTGTTCTCTAAGATCCTTCATTTGGTCTTTTATACCTTTACGTCTATATGCTTGAGCATTATTAAGTTGAGTTTGTTTATTTATTAATTGTTGGGTTAGATTATCTAACTTTGCAGATTCATTACTTATTTCTTTTTGTCTATTTACTTTATCTGCTTCAAGATCGCTTAATTTTCTTTGAAGAGCAGCTTGTGCTTGAATAAATCTATTATTTCTTTCAAAAGATTTACCACTACTATTTATGTAATCCTTATATTTTTCTTGAAGGTTATTTAATTGTTCTGTAACTTCAGCTACCTTTGCTTTTCCACTTGCTACTCTTTTAACAAGTTTTTCTGTAATTTCTAGTTGTTGTCTGTATTGGCTAAGTTCATCTACTAATTTTTTATTAGCGCTAGTAGAAAGATTAAGATTTGGAGGAAGTTTACTTACTTGACTTGAAAGCTGTTTGGCCAAATCAACAGATTCTTTAAGAGCATTATTATATTGAAGTAATGCCTCCTGTGCACTCTGTATACCTTTTGGGTTTGGAGAGTTTGGATTATTTGGGTTGTTCGGGTTATTTGGAGTAACAGCCATAGTAAATTATTGCAGGTATAAATATTGAAAGCGCCCTATTTTTTGGGCGCTTTCGCAGTATATGTTGGTGCTTTAGGTACTTTAGGTACGTTAGGAGTTCGAGCTTTTGCGGCTTGTTGTTGTTTTTCTGTATCTTTTGCTTGTTTTTCGTAATGTTCCCTAATCTGATTGTATATAAAATTACGATGATATATGGGCAGGTTATATACAGTATCCCAATCGTACCCACCTTGACCGTAAAATACTATTTCATGTATACGAGTAAATAAATACTCTCTATATTTAGGCGTCAGGCCAAAAAAAGTTAATATTAATTGGTATGACTACGCCCTCCTGTACGTAGCCATCTTTATCAACTGTAATGACGGTATCAATATCAGGAGAAACATCATTGTAATATTTTTTAAATGCTCGTGAGTCTGGAGCAAGTAAATAATTATCTACAAAATCACGAATTGATGCTTGATCTGATTTTCCATTAATAGATGTAATCATGTGCTTTAAACGAGTAGTGTTTTCAAAAGCATTATTTGGATCTGCTTTTTGTAAACCTTTAACTTCAGCATCAATTGCTTTTTCATCTTTACCCGTTAATAGCTTAAATGTAATGATGTTGCCTGATTGAGGTAGAGTAAATTTGAATTCATTTTTGCCCTTAGTAAATAATGATTCATTGATTTCTTTTTCTTTAAGTGTAGTTAAATCTACTGTGTAGTCATCTTCTTTACCTAGTGATTCATTTCTAAACCTAAATGAATAATCTTTACCATATCCTAAGATACGAGCCGAGAATAAAATAGCATTTTTATCTCCTGTAATTAAATCATCAATGTCAATTGGTGTAACAATAAGTGATTTTAGCAATTTATCAATTGCGGTTCCTTGCTTAATAAAGTTAATGTTAGTTAGTATGTCTTCATCTTTAGCAGACATGTAACGCATTTCAATTTCACCTTTAGCGAGCAATGAATCTTCGGGATATACAAGACCTTTTGATGGTAGTGTAACCGTTTCTGTTGGAATTTTTAATTCAGCCATAAACTAATTTTTGTTTTTATATATATAAATATAATAAAATTAAATCTTTTAGACAAAGAAACCCGGTATTTCTACCGGGTTCTTTTCTCCAACGAGTAATTACACCTTATTACTCAATTATTTTTTAAGCATTATTGCTGTGTGATTCTTTTAGTGCTCTAAACGCTTCAGCTAATTTTTTAAATTTCTTTTTAGCTGCTCTTTCACCAGCGGCATATCCAGCGCCGTATACATCTTCTTCGCCTTTGTCTTTGGCTACTTTATCTTTTTCGCCTTTGTCAACGCGCTTGAATTCATCGTCGCCTTTGCTTTTCTTTTTTCTTTCTTCTAACACTTCGGCAAGACACTCTTGCACTAATGCTTGTAATTCTTGTTTTTTCATTACTGATTAGTAGTTTAAGATACAGTAATCCATTCCGATAGTCATGGTAATGTTGATAGCTTCAGTGTAAGTAGACCAGTTATAATCGCCAAAGTTTGATGTCTTAATAAAGGCACCTTTAACGATCCACTCTGATACTACATCACCTACTGGACCTAAACCATTAAATGTTAAGTCTTTTTTATAGAAATCAGAATAACCAGCACGGCCAGTTACTGATTCGTATGCTAAACGAGCCCATTCCATTACAGCTTGAGCACCACTTGGAGCAATTGGATCAAATAAAGTGAAGGTTAAATCTTGCCATAATCTTTTACCACTACGTATTTTTCTATAGGTGTTAATATGGTCTAATATAATTTCACCATCATCGAAGTTCACTCCAGATACACCTTTTACAAGGAATGATGGAATACCATTTATGTACATGATGAACCTGTTAGGAACTTTAGGTTCATACTGTGTAAACATAATTTCATTTGGATTTAATACAGGCATTTTATGTTGTATTTAATAGTTGTTTGTTATAAATATTTCTTAGGCAGGGAACTCAACACCAGTTGGTAAAATATTGAAATCTAATACAATAAATTCAGCTGTCTTAGTTGGCTGGATGTAGATTTGGCCTATTAATTGATTTCTATCTACAACACTTGGTGGGTTGTTAGATTCATCCATTACTACCTTGTAAGCATACAAACCTTGACGTTGTACTACGTTATCAAGATATGGGTTTACTTGGTTTAAGAAGGTATTTCTTGTAACAGCAGTATTTTGTTCGAATACTAAGCCACGAGCAACACCACCAATAAATCCTTTTAAGGCAATTAATAAACGACGAACATTTACACGATCAAGAGCAGATGCTTTTTGTTGTAATGTCTTTTGACCAAATACTACAACACCTTCACCAGGGAATGTAGCGAGTGGATTTACATTATCTTCGTATAAAGTATTTCTATCGTTTAATGAAAGTTTTCTTTCAACCTTAACTACATTTGGAATACCACCTCTAGTTACACCAGCAGGAGCAAACCAAGGAGCACTTACTTCATCAGTGAAAGCAAATACACCACCCATTAATGTTGAAGCTGGAACCCATACTAATCTACCCATTGCAGAGCTAAATACTTGACACCAAGGCCAATATGCAGCACCATAGCTTGAATTAGAAGCATTTGCAGCGGTTGCAGCAGCTGTAATACTACCACCATAAGGAAGTGGGTCTACTACTGCTAAAGCATCAGCTCTACCTTCGCAAAGTGCAATTGGATCAGCACCGTTAGCACCTAAATTAATTGCAGTGTTTCCACCAGCTAAGAATAAACCTGGAGTTAATAATAAGTTGAATTGATATTCATCTGTGTTTGCTAACAAGTTTAATGCTGTAGCGTAGTCAGCTGAAGTAAATCCTTGAGCGTTTGTAACACCACTAACGATGTTTTCAAACATGAATTTTGATAAGTTAGTATCAACAATACCACCATTGAAAGCACCATTTACAGATCCACTTCCAAGGGCTGGTAAGCTACCACTGTATCTAGCTGCTTGATAAGTACCATTATTATTTACTGTATTGTATTGAGCTAAAGGAACATTAGCTACACGAACATATCTTGAAGCATTTGGAAAATCACCAACATAATCAATATATCCTTGACCGTCAGCGGCTGAATAAGTATAAGTTGGTTTTTGATTACCAATTACACGAGAGATATAGTTTGGTTGGTTAACGTCCATAGACAAGTTAGTCCATGTTTCAAGAACATTCTTTTGATTGTTATTATCGTTACCACTTCTAACTAATAATGTAAATGTACCTTGTTCGTAGTTAACTTGGTTTACTTCCCAACGTACGTTTGTAGCGCTACCACTTGGTAAAGCACCAGATACTACAGTACCACCTTGGTTGTTCATTTGGGCACCCCAAGCTAATGTTTCAAGTACAAATGAATTAGCAGGAATACCAGCAGTACCACCAGTAAATGATGCTACAACACCTGAAGGATCACCAATATAATCTATAGAAGAACTAAGGAACCAGTTATTATTAGGAGTAGTACCATCATTAACTGAAGTTACAGTTAATGTGTTAGTACCGGCATTGTAAGAAGCAGTTAAAAGACCTGATGTGTATTGGTTGCCATTGTAGTTAAAAGCACCACTAATTGCGTTACCAATAACGTCAACGTCTGTACTTCCACCTGTACCAACATATACTAAATCATTCCATGCATAATACTGTCCAAAAGTTAACCAAGGAGATACCTGGAAGTAAAAATTATTTCCAGGAAGTGGAGTTGGGATACCTACTTGAAGGTATTTGTAATCAGCAACGTTAGTACCATAATTTAATACAAGAGATACATTAGCTTTACTACCAACAACACTAGCAGTAATTGCTGGTACACTTGCTGATGCAAAGCTGTTTAATGCTGAGCTACCAGTTCCTGTATTTGTAATTCTGGTTACTAACATGGTGCTACCACCATTTTCAAAGTAGTTTTTTGCAGCAATAGAGGTAAAATACTCTAAATCACCATTAGTACCATCGTTAAAAGTAGTACCAAATTTAGCAATATAATCGCTATATGAGGTAACAATGGTTGGTACATAAGGAGTACCGTTTACAGTTGGGCCAACAATAGCGGCACCAACTA